CCCCGCGCCGATAACCTGCGCAACCTTGATGCCCGGTACTACCCGGACATTATCCCAGGCAAATCCGAAGATTTCATCAACGTCTACCTGCGCTGTCGCTACGGCCGCTCGTTGTCGGGTGTGCCGGTGTTCGATAAGACGTTCAATCCCGAGTTTCACGTCGCGGACAAGCCCTTCACCCCCCTCAAAAGTCCTGATCACCCGCTGATTGTCGGTCTGGACTTCGGGCGGACGCCGGCTATCGCTCTGTTGCAGCGCAACGCATGGGGCCAGTTGGTCGTCCTGGACGAGCTGACCAGCGAAAACATGGGTATCGAAACCTTTCTGGACCGCAAACTGGCCCCGTTGCTGGCCAAGGAACAGTACCTGGGGTGCCATGTAGTCGTCGCTCCCGACCCGGCGGGGTGGGCGAAACAGCAGATCGGGGAGGTCTCGCCGGTCGATATCATCAAACAACGTGGCTTCAAGGTCGCCAAACCGGCCACTAATGACCCCAAACGGCGCATTGAGGCGGTCGAACGGGTGCTGCTCAAGCACGTCGACGGTAAACCCGCCTTCGTCGTCAACCCCCACTGCAAGGAGCTGATCAAAGGCTTCCGTTACGGCTACCGCTACAAGGTCAACCGTACCGGGGTGCAGGACGACAAACCGGAGAAGAACGCCAGCTCGCACGTATGTGACGGGTGCCAATACGGTGTGTTAGTTGCCGAGACCGGCGCCGCTGGCAGTGTCATGAATCGTGGCAGGCGCGAGGTCGTCCCCGCCTCGGTGTCATCGCGGGCGTGGACATGAGACGAACAACCGCGTAAACTCTCAGTTGACTAACAGGTTAAGTCGTGCTAACGCGGCAGGAGATGGTGAAATGGCGCTAAAGCCGAATGGCATACAAAAAAGGGGCTCGCTTGATGACGCTATGGAACAGGTGTCTAGGATGAAAGGGAATACCTCGCCATCCGTGCCGTACGACTCGCGCAGTAACTTGGACTACCACGACGCGGCAGAGCTACCCAAATCCGTCAGAGGCAGGCCAGGTTACGACGCTCGCGTGCCGTCTCCACCCAAGAACAAGCCCAAACCCACGCCCACTATTGTGGATAAGCCAAAACCCTCTCGTCCCGCTTCCAGCCGTCCGTCCGTCGCGCCGCCTGCTCAACAGGCGGCGGCCAAGCCCACGCCCACCACTCCCAAAAAGTCCTGGTGGGACAATTTTTCTGATAACCACAAACTGTCCGCTGACAAATCCTACGCGGACTACAAACGTCTTATGGGAGATAACTAATGGCTAAGTTACCGATGGGAACCAGTTCGATGGGCCCCAAGCCGATGGGAACCAGTTCGATGGGCCCCAAGCCGATGGGAACCAGTTCGATGGGCCCCAAGCCGATGGGAACCAGTTCGATGGGACCCAAGCCGATGGGAACCAGTTCGATGGGTTCGGGTCGTGGAAATCCTAGAGCGGCGATGTCCTCCGCTGGAACCAGTCCTATGGGTTCGGGTCGTGGAAATCCTAGAGCGGCGATGTCCTCCGCTGGAACCAGTTCGATGGGTTCGGGTCGTGGAAATCCTAGAGCGGCGATGTCCTCCGCTGGAACCAGCCCGATGGGAACCAGTTCGATGGGAACCCGTTCGATGGGTTCGAGTCGTGGAAATCCTAGAGCGGCGATGTCCTCCGCTGGAAGTCCTATGGGTTCGAGTCGTGGAAAACCTGGAGCGGCGATGCCCGCGCGAATGGCGCGGGAGGGGATGCCCTCCACGGGACCCGGGCCTATGGGTTCGGGTAGTGGAAAACCTAGAGCGGCGATGTCCTCCGCTGGAAGTCCTATGGGTTCGAGTCGTGCTATGGGTTCGAGTCGTGGCGCTCCCGGTGGCCCTGGTTACTCCAGCACGCCTAACTACATGCCGAGCTCGGCGCAGATAGCGCGTAACAAGCAGGAAGGTGCTTCTCGCGCCAATGCGATGTCGCCGATGGATCGGCTGTCGCAGAACGCACCTAAGTTTAAGGGGTAATCCCCATGGCCCTTGCCCCCGTGATGTCTCTGGTCCCGTTCAAGACCGCTGCGCAACTGGAAGACGAAGCCCGTGCCGCAAGCGATAAGTCGCAGGCGAAGCCCATCATTCAGTCCCTGGCTGCGCATGTGCGGGAACGCTGGGAAGAGGCCAAGGACGCCAAGCGCGACGTTGAGGAGCGCATGGTGGACAACCTCACCCGGCGACGGGGGCAGTACGACTCGCAGAAACTGGCGCAGATTCGCAGTTTCGGTGGGTCGGAAATCTTCATGGGGATTACCAGCGTCAAGTGCCGGGCGGCCTGTGCCTGGCTGCGGGATACCCTGATGGGGACGGGCCTAGACCGTCCCTGGCAGTTGGAGCATACCCCGGAGCCAGAGCTACCCCCAGACGTGGTCAGGGGGATGGAGCATTCTTTCAAGCAGCAAGCGCGCCAACAGACCTCGATGACGGGGGTGTTACCCGACCCGGAACAGTTGCGGCAAACCGCGCAGCAGATGAAGGAGCAAGCTATCAAGCGCATGCGCGAGGAGGCCAAGCGCCGAGTTGAGCGCATGGAGTTGAAGATTGAGGATCAGCTCATTGAAGGTGGCTGGCTGGGGGCCTTCTCCCAGTTCCTCGACGACCTGGTGACTTTTCCCACGGCGGTCATTAAAGGTCCGGTAGCTCGCAACCGCAAGCAGCTCAAGTGGTCCGGGCAAGACCTCCAGCCGATTGAAACGGTTGGTCTGGAATGGGAGCGGGTTGACCCGTTCATGCTCTACCCCGCGCCTTGGGCGTCCAGTGTCCATGAGGGTTACCTGATCGAGCGCCATCGCCTGACCCGTGAGGCGTTGCAAGCCATGATCGGCGTCGATGGTTATGATGAGGCGGCGATCAAGACGGTACTGACGGACTTTGAATCTGGTGGGCTCAATGAGTGGTTGTGGATTGACAGCGAGCGGGCGGAAGCCGAGGGTAAAGAGTCCGACGCCCATGACACGGACGATCTGATTGACGCGCTCCAGCTCTGGGACAGTGTTCAGGGCAAACTGCTGATCGAGTGGGGCATCCCCGAGGCGGAGGTCGCGGACCCATTCATGAGCTACCCCTGCGAGGTGTGGTTGGTGGGTGGCACGGTGATCCGAGCAGTGCTGAACTACGACCCACTGGGGCGCAAACCGTACTACGCCACCAGTTACGAGAAGGTTCCAGGTTCATTCTGGGGTAACTCGGTAGTCGACCTGGTGCGTGATCCGCAGGATATGGTCAACGCTAGTGCTCGTGCGCTGGCCAATAATATGGGTGTCGCTTCAGGGCCGCAGGTGGAGATCAACACCTCCCGTCTGCCGCCGGGTGAGGACATCACCCAGATGTACCCATGGAAAATTTGGCAGTCGGAGTACCACGACTTCCAGGACAGCTCCCCCGCCGTGCGCTTCTTTCAGCCAAGCTCCAACGCTCAGGAGCTGTTGACTGTGCTGGAGAAGTTCGCCACCTTGGCGGATGAGTACTCGGGTATCCCGCGTTACATGACCGGCGAGCACGTCGCGGGCGCGGGACGGACCAGTTCTGGTTTGTCGATGCTGATCAATAACGCCGCCAAAAGCCTCAAGCACGTGGTGGCCAACATTGACGCGGACGTGATTACGCCCATGCTGGAACGTTTGTACCAGCACAACCTGCGCTACAACGCTGATCCGGATATGCTCGGTGATGTGCGCGTGGTGGCCAAGGGCGCCATGTCGCTCGTGTCCCGCGAAGCTGCCGCTGTGCGTCGCAACGAGTTCATGCAGCTTGTCCTCGGCTCACCCGCAGCCCAGGAGATCGTCGGACCGCTGGGCACGGCGGAACTGCTGCGTGAAAACGCCAAGCTGTTGGATGTGAACCCTGATCGCCTGGTCCCGACCCGTGAGGAGTTGCAACAGCGCGAGGCGCAGCAGATGCAAGAGCAGCAAGCGCAGACGCAAGCGCAGCAAGCGCAGATGCAAGCGCAGATGCAAGCGCAGCAAGACGCAGAGCGGGCAGACCTACAGGCCAAACAGTTAGCGACGCTGGACTCCGCTATGGCGACGGCGTCTACAGTGGCAAGCGACCCAACAATGCTGGCTCTGGCGGGCCAGGCGGTGCAGGGGGCGATGGCGTTGAGTAAGCTCACCTCCACTGCGCCAGTGCCGGGTCCCCAAGGACCCCAGCAGGAGCCGCCCCAAGGGTTGCGGCCGGCACCGGCAAGCGCTCCTCTCCTCCCGGACGGCAGTCGCCAGGGCGGTCGGGACTCGAACAACGTCAGCCCTAGACCGAATATGCGCTAATGGATTTTTATTCATTAGCCCTTGACAACGCAGCTAGCTAAGTGTAAATACCCTGCTATGAG